GCATTATCATAGATAATTGATCCACCTTCACTCTTCGTTCTTGCATTACCAAATCCTGATAACATTACTTCTTCTTCGAATGCACGATCTGAAGTTTCTGTTTCAAAGATTTCTGCGTGTTGAGCGTCGTAGCGCCCATACTCCAAGCCGAACAGGGCGTTCAAACCTGGCTCTAACTCTTTAACGAGTTGACTTCTAGAAATAGCCATAGTTTAACCTCCTATATGCCTGTAGCGTCTCTATACTGATGTTTGTTAATTCTAACAAGAATGTTAGCGTTAGCAGCAGTATAGTCACTATTGTCGACATCAGTTGATAATGCGACAACAGCAAAGTTTGAGCCTGAGTTAGTTCCGAATGTACTACCATCAATAGCCACGTCAGAAATACCTGAAGTAGTATCCCCTGCGCTATATGTTGCGATNTTACATGTAGANCCAACCTGAGCAAGTCCAGCATTTGAGTCATCTACTTTTGCCTCAAATACCACATCTGGATCCGTGATTACGTTTGCTACGATATCACTTGCTACGATGGCGCCTGGATAGTGATTTGAAAAAGTTGGTTTAGACGTTGTAGGGTCTGTATAAAAGCAACCGTTAAAAATACCAATTAGTTCAGCACCAGCAGAGGATCCACGAGAAATCGATCCATTTGCATTTAATACAACTGGATCACCTTGAAAGATTGAATTTGTCTCGTTACTTGCAATTGACAGCTCTTGTTGGCCTTGACCATTGTAAGCTGCACCTAGCATTTGAACAGGACGAAATCCAAAGTTTCCTTGTTGATTTGCCATAGTTCATCTCCTTTATAATTAAGTATCTTGAGATGGTTTTTTATTTCCGCCACCAAAAGATACACGACTTTGCCTATCTGTATTCATAGGCATACTTGGATGTTGCTCCCTCAAAGGATCTGTTTCCCAAGCTTCTGTCTGTTGATCAGTCAATCGCTTGTAATGAGCATTACGCTCATCAACAGTTTCTTGAGGAATTCTTGCCAATAGCAAGTCACCTACGCTGATGACACCCTCATAAGCTTTGATGCTTCCGTTATATGCAGAGTAAAGACTTTTATCGTGTTCGTCAGCTCTCACTAACTCCCAGCCTTCTCTGAGTCTTGCATTGATGTTTTTAGTATCATCCATGCCATTGACTCGATGTCGAAGCCATCTTTGCCTATATCCATCAGGACATGGTGGTGCGTCTAGTTGAGACGGTGGCTTCCAAGGTTTTCTACGTTCCTCTTTAGCCCTTGTTTGTGCACTTCTTGGTGTTTTAATATCTGTCATTTTGTACCTCCTTAAACGTACTTAGCATACTCGGCTAAGGGAACCCCTAGCTTTTTTGCTATTTTTACTTGACTAGCGGTCAACTTAACAGACTTGCGCCCCGGTGTTGCAGACCTTGTAGCAGAAGCAACGGGTTGGGCGATTGTGTTACCTCTGATCGTCTGATCCGAGCCTTCAAAAGACTCTGGAAACTTGTTTTTAACTCTATTAGTCAATTCATCATAATAGTCATCTGACTCTGTGTCAAATCCTTCTGCTACTAAACCTCTATGTATTCTTTGAGCATAATCTGTCATTTCAGCATCAGATCTAAACCAAGTATTTTTTTCTGCCCAAGCTAATGCTTTTTGAGATGGTTGTGGTCTTGGTTCGTTTTGAACTTGTTGTTGAACGTTTTCATATTCTTTTGAAAACTGTTCATACTCTTGTTCTTTTTTAGATTTAGTAACTCTTATTCTTTCTGCTTCAAGATCAAGTTTAGTCAAAGCTTGTCGAGCTTCTTCTTCTTTTTGATAGTCACCTGCTTCTCTTGCAGCAATAAGATTTTGACGAGCAAGATCAGATGCCATTTTATTTCTAACTTCACTCTCTGACATATAACCTTTGTCAATATCAAAAGTTTTCTTTTTGGCATCCTGTAATTCTTTTTGCACATTTTGTGCAAATGTCAGTGCGGCGTCTTTTTCTCTTTCTGCCTCTCTGATCTTCCAAGTCAGCTTATCTATTCTTTTTTTGACTTTGTCAGAATATTGATCCATTTCCTCAGATTGTTGTTCAACAACCTCAGGATTAAGAGGATCTTTTTCTTCAGTTTTTACTTCTTCGTATTTTTCTGGTGCGACAGCGCCATGAGACTTATCTTCTAATTCGACTTCTGCGCCCTCTCCTGATGTATCAAGATCAACCAGCTTTTCGTCTTTTGCAGTGTTAAGTTCTGTTTGCATGGTACCTCCATGTTAAAGTATTGTTAATATGTCCTCTGGATTATCTACTGTGCCGAGTATTTCATCGTCATTCAATAATCTTACTTCTCCTCCATCTATCCTGATCCTTGAACCAGCGTATCTGCCAAACACAACCCAATCACCTTGTTTGCACCAAGGTCCATTAGGAAACTTTTCCTTATCTTTATATGCATCATCACCTACGGCTAATACCATGGCAACAGATGCAGTTAATTGTGAATCCTCAATAGTCTTATCAGTGAGTATAATACCACCTTTTGATTTATCTTTTGCTTTGAAAGGTAAAACTAAAATTCTCCATCCAACAGGTTTTGGAAGTTTATCTAATTCAGTTTTTTTCTTATCAATCCCCTTAGAAGGATTGTCTAATTTTGATTTTACGTGATCTGGCACGTACAATGTTTTAGTCATCAATTTTCTCCTCTTGTTCCAGCAGGCGAGAAAGCTCCTGTTGGCATGCCTCTAGCATGTGTATCTTCCCTAAAATATACTTGTAATCTTCAATTTTATCAACCCCTACAATAAGATTTTCTAAGAGGTTTTCTTTTAAGCTTTTAAGTTCTTTTTGATAATTGTGTAATACAAATACGCTCATTTAAGACAATTCAGTCCTGGAACTGCTTTCTCAAAAAATTTATAGCTATCATTTTTACTAGCGTACCATGTTTGTTCTTGACTTCCATTAATACCTAAACCACCTGCCATTACTGCTGGTAATGTCATCTTTACTGCTTCTGCAACAGACGCTAAATTATAATCATCACCAAACATCACACCATCTGGTTTTAGTTTTGACCACCAGTTTTGTATATCGTCTATAACTGGCTCATATTCATGAGCACCATCTACCATAATATAATCGACGCTTGCTTCTTCAAACTGTTCCAATATTTTAGTATCATCTGATCTACCTTGACAAACATGCACCATATTTCTTCCAATAAAATATTTTAGATTGTCTCTAAACATACTTGAAAAATCTTGTGGTAAATTTAAGTTTGCATGTTCAGATGATCCTGCAAAAGTATCAACACAATATATTTTCACATTCTCTTTATTTGCGTTGACTAAACTCGTAGCTAAGTAATGTGTTGATCTACCTAAGAAAGATCCTATTTCAACTATCTTTCCATCCTCAGGTATCTGATCAACAATCATATCGTAAGTTTCTGAGTAGTTGAACCACCCAGGTATTTTGAAATAACTGTGTTTCATAGTTAAGTTCCTTTTTTATTTGTCTTAACTATTTGTATCTTATTGGAATTTATTTTCAAGCCTTGTGGAACTGGTCCTCTTTTCGGAGGCACTGTTGTTGTAAGTCTCTTTTGCTTCTTCATGTTCACATTTACCACATTCACATACGCAGTATGAACCACAGTGGCACATACAACCGCAAGTAATGCATTTCTCCATCATTGACTCGCATTTCAAACATAAGGTATCACAACCCTCACACATTATTTCTTTTTAGTGATTAAACCCATAGCACCTTTTGCCCCCTTTATACCAAAGCTGGCCGAGCAGGCAATGTATAAGAGATGCTTATAATAATCAGGAAGTGAGTGTAAGGCTTCAAACCCTGCTTTGATATGTGGTGTCCATCCGGGTATGAAGACTAGCACCGCTGGAATTAACAGGGCTAGTAAAATTACCTCGTCTTTCCAGCTCCCCTTCATTTGGTCGACAGCACTGGCTTCCCACGAAATTTTTCCTGCAATTTGTTGCTCTTTAAGTGACTTTTGTGCTTTTATTTCTGTTAAGGCTAAGTCCGCTTTCGCTTTTTTTGTTTCAACGAAGCCTTTTACCGTATCTCCCAACAAAGATGTTATGGGTCCTACTAATAAATTAAACATTTTCACCTCTATTCTGTTGATTTTGACGTTGTAATGCTACATCTGCACGTAAATTAGCTAAATCGTAGTCTTTTTTTAGCTTTTGTGAGTCTAAAACTTGTTTGTAATCAAATTGATTCTCTTTTAATGCTTGATTTTCACCTTTTAACTGCGCATCCATCTCCATTTCAGCTTGTCTTAGTGCTAATTCTTGTTGT